CAGATAGGGATCGGTTTAACCTGACTTATATAGCTCTCCGCATCCCCTCCCCAAAACTCCTTATCTTCACTCTTTGGGAGTTCCTCTAACTTTTTTGTCGTGTTCATCGTGCAATGTCTTGATGTCGTTATCTACCATCCCCAATAGTTTCCTGAGTCCTATCAACTCCCGTCTCTCGGATTCAAAGTCACTTATCGGCTTACTTCCTTCTATCAGTAAGGATGAAGCAAACTGCTGGATCTTGGCTTGGTAATACTTCTGTATTAACTCCCAGCCTTTGGTCCTAATCGTTTCTTCAAAAGCCTGGCCCCGGGATAGGCTGTCCTCCAACGCCTGCTTGAGGGCCTTGGACTGGTCCTGGTTGTTGTCCTGCATTTACACCTCCTCCCATAGGTGGTTGTCCACCCATTAAAGTATCTATCGGATTTGGCTGTTGATTCAGTTGGTCTGGTCCGACAGGGGCTGGTTGATTATCGGTCAGAACGTCATTGAGTTCTATTCCTAAATTAAGTTTCTCAAAGACTTTCTCGGTTAAAGCCGGATAGTTTAACTTCTTACCTTCCGTAGCAAGCCCCTGAACCCAAATGGGTGTATTGACTTTATCAAGAGCCAAGAAGAAATTCTCCTGCATGGCAATCGGATCACTCAACTGTTCACTGCTTGGTGCCGCAATAAAGTCATAGTCCCCAACAACGGACGGTTGAATATCTTCGGGTAACAGTGTAAGGAATGCAAAGTTATCATCAGCACTCAATACCATCTTGGCTTCTGTTCCCAAATCCCCTGGCACAATAGGCTGACCATTTATATCGGTCTGTGCTAAAGCCGTCTTCTCTTTCATAAGTTTCACATCATTCCTACCGATAATCCTGACCTTCTGTTTATCGGTTGTGTACTGGATCCTAAGGTCTTTCCATTGGTTGGCAATACGTTCAATAACCATAGCATTGAAGAGTTGAATCTTTAACTTGAATTGTGCATTGGCTTCCTGTTGGATTAACCTGACACCAGTAGCCGTATCATTAGCCGTATTCTGATTGGTGTTGATTCCCTGCGTGTAATCTGTGATACCGCTACCATTTTGCATGGCTGCCGTTAGGTAGTTCATTGTCTGGACGAATGTTGGGCCGGTTACATCGGGAACTTGAATAGCGTCAACCGCATCCATGTCATCGGTGGTGACTATATTACCTGGAGCCGACACTAATGTATGAAGATCAACCCCACTATTCTTCTTGACCTTCCACATTGTGCTAAGTGTGAGTTGGACATTAACCAATCGCTGATTAAGAACAGCATTGATGGCTCTTTGTATCCTATCTATCGGTTCTATCTCGCCCATACCGTAGAGTTCCCCGGGATACGGATAGTCCACTCCGTAGATGATAGGCAGTTGACCGTGGAAATACGGATTCTCCACATCACGGATGACTATCCCGTACTCGGGGACAGTAAATAACCACCCCTCTTTAGTGTATCTGATAAGAATGACCATCTCGGGGTTACTCGTATCCTCCCCGATAAACTCTTGGGTAGAAAGCATAACCCGCCTGTGTTCACGATAGGTCATATCTGAGGGTTTATAGCCTTTCTTGTTGTTTTCTTTGGCCTTATCGTCTATCGCCTGCTTTAATTTATCTAGATTTTTCCAATATTCTCCGCCCCTTGCATCATTCTCATCCTCCAATTCCTTAATTGTCTTGAATTGCCGGTAAATAAACCACCTCATATTGTCTAAAGAGGTTGCATTCGGATCCGGGAAGCAGTCATAGATGTTCAGTACCTCAAAGTTTGGTCCGTCATAGATTGTATAAGTCTTCTGAGTGGTACTGGTGGGCGTCCAAACCATCTTGCCGTTGATATTCTTGGGTTTCATCTGTGTCCTATCGGCTTCTCTGAAGTCCCAGAACGTTCTTCCAAAGGCCGTACCGAACAAAAGGAGAGACTTAACAAAGTTTACGAGTTTAGGAAACATCACGGCACGCCTCCAATCGTATTTAATAAGGGCATTCAGGATCATATTGGTATCAATGTCTCCCGATTCAACCGGATAGAAAGATCCTGTCGGCTCATTGGCTACCATCCTTGGTGTAATCGTTTCAATAACTCTGAAGATTCTCGGGTCAAAGACCCTGGCACTGTGGGGATAGTTCTGTGAATCGATGTAGCAACGGTATAATTCTTCCTGATCGTTCATCCTGTCGTGGATTGGATCAAGATAGCTCTTAGCCAAGTCGTATTGATCGGCTATTTCCTGCAACAGTTCCTCATCATTCTTCTTTGCCATCCTCTAACTTATATATCAAGTGGGTTACTCGGTCAAATACCTATGGTACTGTCGACGGGAACATACTTGGGTAGATCATTAAAGTTTATGTCCTGATGAGGTTTAAGTGATTCCATTCCGTATCTTCCGGCATCCATCGAATGATTGAAGATGGGTGAAGGTTCATTGATTATTATGCCATCCTTATCTGTCATCCATAGGTAGTTACGGTATTCCTTTAAGAGATTGAGCGATCGCTTGGTAACTGATATACGTTGGTTCTGGACGTACTGTATGCCCTGTAGAACGCTCCCTGGGCCTTTCTGCGATGGTAATACATTTATGCCGTAACTCTTTATCTCATCTATACTCTTGGGTTCGGCACTGTCGGCTATAACCAAAGCCTTTGGTACATTCATCAGCACATCGGCTATCTGCCTATTGGTTAAACCTTTCTGATAAGTTATCTCATCCCAAATGTAGCCGCCGTTGTGATAATAGATGGCGATAATAGCCGTGGGATCATTAGAATAACCGAAGTCCAATCCATATCTTTCAAGTCTGGCCTCAAAAGGTGGTTCGTCTATGGTCTGCCAATCCTTATAGATTCTACCTTCGGCTTCACCCAATAGTCCTTCACCGTATACTCTCCACCAGTTCTTGTTGCCTTTCCTTACTTCAATTGCCTGAACTATTTGGGGATCGAGTGCTTCGTTGTCAAGATAGGTTAGGGTAATGAAATCAACATCCTGCTTGCCTAAGACTTCCGTGTACCACCAGAACTCACTTACCGGATTCCAGTCTAACCATACAATCTTCTTGGTTCTGATTTCGAGTTGTGTATAGGTCTCGTAGGAAATGTTATTGGCTTCGTTAATAAATATCACATCACGTCTTGGACCTCTTACCTTACCCGGTTGATCGGCACTGAAGAACTCCATCTTGGCCTTATTGGGGAACTCGTAAATGTAATCGGTCTTGTTCCATCTGACATCCTCGAAATAGTTGTGTTCGGTCATGATGTTAAGAAAGTCCCTGATAGCACCACGCTTAAGATGCGGCATGGATTCGCTTACAACAGATATTATTTGGTTTGGGTGTGTCTGGGCGTAGTCAATGCACCACAAAAGGATAGAGATGGTTTTAGAAGCACCCGTACCTCCGGCTACACCCCTAATCCTTTTCTTAAGTTGTAGAAGTTTCTTGGTTGCTGTTACTTGTCTGTACATCTTTCGTTACACCACCCAGTATCGGAATGACATTTACTTGAATGTTGGTGGTATTTCCTACTTCCTTGTACTGGGGATGGTTGTACTTCAACCAATAAATAAGTGCGGTTGTGTCTTTCTCAACGGCCCGTGCTATAAGTACTTGTTCCATGTCATCGCACATAGCCATTTTAGCGTCATATATTTGCTTTCTGAAGTCCTCATCTTTCTCCAACCAGTTATAATAAGTTGTCCGGTTTATTCCTACAGCATCACAAGAAGTAGTGACGTTGCCTCTTACCTCATCACGTTTATAGAAGTCTATGAACTTCTCTTTTTTTATACTGTTGAAGTTGGTGATAGCACTCTTCATACCTTACTGCTAAATTATAGTCTATTTCTTAGCAAAAGCCAAAAGCATTAGCAACCAAAAGTCTATATCCGGCAACGAGAATACTGAAAAGGTATTTAGGAAAAGGAAAAAGGCCGAAACTACTATAATCCACAATCTTAGATCCTTTTTGCCGTAGACGTGTAACCCCGCTAGTATTGTAACTATCAAAAATCCAAGTGCCGCTATTCCGGTTACATATATCGCCACAATCAACGTCATCAACAAACTGATAAAGAACATTACTTTCTTGAACATATCCACCCCCTTTCTATTTTCATTACTCAAAGCTCTCATGTAATCTATTTCATCTGAACCGCAAATATGTTCTTTTATTGAAGTTGTCATTTGTGCTTTAGGATTTCTAAAATATCAGCTAGGGCTTGGTTATAGCCCGCTATTTTATAATCTACCCATGTTGGTTCGGTTTCAATACTCTCCCTTTTCATTCCCTTTACTTTATCCCGTAAGTCTTTCTTTTGGGAGGAGAGCAAATCCTTTATAAATTTTATAATATCCCGTGGGCTTGTATCCTCTCTTGACCACCAATGACTAAAGTCGTATGGTGCTATCCCAAATTCTTTGTTAAACTCTTTTTCCCATTCCTTTGTCTGTGGTGGGTGTGTCATTTTTCTATGGGTTTCTTTTTTTTGGGGTATGTGTATTTGGTTGTATTAAGTACATCCTCCAGTTTTTCGTCAGCGTCAAGTATTGCGTTGTACGTTTTGGCGAACCAAGCCCTTCCCACCCTATATCCCTTTTGGTAGCCACGCTTAAAACCTTCCTTCTTATCAATCTCTGCAATATCTAAAACTTCTTCAAGTGTGTATAGTTTGGTTATCATTTAAGTTTCTTTTTTCGTAATTAAAAACATTAACGAATCGTTTGTCGCTATCTTTATTTGTCATTATAGATTTGTTTTGCGAACTTTCCATATTTCTTAATTGCCCATTGTTTTGCTTCCTGATATGCCACACCAGACTCAAAACCTCTTTCAAACTCACTACGGGCATACATTTCAGCCTCCAAAAGTTTGTCAGCTTCCTTTTTAGTAACAGTTATGTCGGAAATGTTTATTTTCTTCATATTCCTTAATGTTCCCTCCCCTTGTCGCTATCTTTATTTGTCATTTTGTCTTGATTCTAACCACTCAATAAAATCG